GAACTGAATGGTATGACAGAACTAGTACATTATACCATCCCTACTCTTATAGTTAATGATGTTGAATATTTGATATTAACAGATTCTGATATAAGTCTAGTCATAGAAGATTATGATTAAGTTGTTTAAGTATGAAGGTTTTAGGGTTACAATCTCGGAAGAGGCTTTAGCCCTAAAGCCTTTTAAGTTATTATGGAATAGGGATAAATCAAAGGATAAGAGTAAAGTAAATAATGAACTCGCTTTTATTTATTTCTATGCAGACCCTCGTTCAGATTTCCAAGTCTATATTGATGATGAGGAAAGAATGGAGCAGATTAAAGATAGTTTAGGCTTAGCTACTGATTGGAAACCTGATGCCGAATTAGAAGCAGCCATTGAATATTACAAATCATTCAAACCACTATCTTCTCTACTACTAGAAGATGCTAGATTTCTAATAGATAATCTTAGAAAAACCTTACGTAGTATTAACATTGATGAACGTGATGATAAGGGTAAGCCTGTATTCCAAGTCCCAGCTATTATGAAGGCAATTAAGGAAATGCCTGATTTGATTAAGATGATGGATGAAGCTGAAAAGGCATTATTCTCTGAGGTTCAGGAAAATTCTAGAATGCGTGGTAATAAACAAAAATCTGTGATGGATGATGGTATCTTTGGATAAACAAGAAAAGAAATTGCTTAAGCTCTTAAAACTCAAAAGAGCGCACTTAGATTATTATCGAGATAGCAGGAATGTGAGTATCTACCAAACTCTTGTGGTATACAGAGAATGTGGTCCATCTCTTTCTATAATCGCACACGGCTCTATAAAAGCTAACTATCTAAGTGAAGCAGAATCTAAATATTTAGTGTTAAAGAAATTACTTTATGACTACGGAAATTATAGAAACAAATGAGTTTCAAACCAAGATAACAGAAGAGTTATTAAGTCAATACCCAGATGAAGTGCGAGAACAATTCTTGCACTTCGTTCATTCTGTACCTTACATACAGAACTTAATATCTCCAAATAGAAAGAGAGCTAAAGATTTACCAAGAGATTCTAAGGGGAGAATAATAGTAGACCTAGTTAATCCTCATATCATAGAAGATATAGATTACTTTAGAGAATCAGCCATTCACTTTGAAAAACACGGTTGCTATACTTTCCTTAGACCTAATGGTAGTCCTAACTCTAACTTCAGAAAGTGGTTAGAGAGAGAAGCCAGACGATGCTTAGAAGGATATGTAAGAGAATCAGATGGTGAATGGGTTACAGGGATTATGTATTACTATCTTAACTACTCTAGATTAAAGCTATCTGTATTCAAGGATGGTTCTACTAAGGTAGCTAGTCGTGTTGAAGCATTCCCTGAATTCTGGGAAGGAGTGTATCTGAGAACTCATTACTTAGAGCAAGCTAGATATGGTGGGCTATATAATAACTTTGAAGGTGGTTTACACTGCGCTGAACTAGCTCGACGTGGTGCTGGTAAGTCGTTTACATTAGCTTCTATTATGGCTCAGCGTTTCGTTCTAGGTGAAGGGTTAGATACTACAAAGGATAGAGTAACTATTCTGTTGGGTTACTTAAAGGAGTATATTAAAGATAAGGATGGTACTATTTCAAAATACATTGTTGATATTGACTTTGTAGCTGAACATACAGAATTTCCTAGAGCTAGAATTAAAGACTCGCTGAATGAAATGATATGGAAGTCTGGTTATAAGGATGCTGAGACAGGTGTTGAAAAAGGTACTTTAAATACCGTAATGGGAGTAGCAGTTAAAGATGATGAATCTAAAGCTCGTGGTAAGCGTGGTTATATTCTTATTGAAGAGTTCGGTTCTTTCCCTTCTCTTTTGGCTTTATATAATACTCTCTTACCTTCTGTAGAAGACGGTGAAGCTGTCAATGGTTTGATATATGCTCTTGGTACGGCAGGTTCTGATGAATCAGAATTCTATTCTGCACAGGAGCTTATGTACAACCCTGATGGTTATAAGATTTATGGTATACCAAATGTATATGATGAAGCAGGTATAGGTAAACCTAAATTCTGCTACTTCTTCCCTGGGTTTATCAATCGTAAAGGTAGATACAATAAGGATGGTATTTCTGATGTGGTTATGGCTTTATTAGACATTCTAAAGAATAGGTATAATGTAAAGTATAACTCAGATGACCCTGATTCCATTGTAAGAACTATTGCTGAAAATCCAATCACTCCGAAAGAAGCTATCCTCAAATCTACTAACTCTATATTCCCTATAGCGAATATCAATGATAGATTAGGACAGCTTGAAGCAGACCCTAATGCTCTTTCTGATGTTTATGTAGGAGAGATAGTAAGAGAAGGTTTAGAAACAAGATTCGTCCCTTCAAATGATTTACCTATTCGTATATTCCCACATAAGAGTAACAAGATTAAGGGTGCTATTGAATTCTTTACATTACCTATTAAGGATTCATCAGGTAAGCCTACACAAGGAAGATACATAGCAGCTATGGACCCATATGATAATGACCAAGCTGATACTGCATCTCTTGGTAGCTTTATGGTATTGGATTTATTTACAGACCAGATTGTGTGTGAATACACAGGTAGACCTGAGAGAGCTGATTTCTTCTATGAGACTTGTTGCTCTATAGCTCTATTCTACAACTGTAAGATTTGCTATGAAAATAACAAGAAGGGTTTATTTTCATTCTGCTCTCAGAAGAATATGATGTTCTTACTTGAAGATACATTACCTTTCTTAACAGAAAAGCAAATACTGAAAGCTCCTACTATTGGTAATACTTCTAAAGGTATACCTGCTACAACAGTAATTAATGCTTTCGCTAGAGAAAGAACTAGAGAGTGGTTGATGAAAAGTGTTACAATAGGTGAGAATACTGTAGTAGCTAATCTTTATAACATTAAGGGAATTGCTTTATTAAAGGAACTTATTGCTTATAACTCTTATGGTAACTTTGACCGTGTTTCTTGTCTTGGTATTTTAATGCTATATAGGGAACAAAAGATGATTGATTTTGGAGAGAATCCTACTAGTATTGTAGGTAAATCAAAACACTATAAAGGCAATGATAAGTTCTTCAAAAACAATTATGACAAGCGGTTCTTAAAGCATTAGAAAAAGAATAAGAACTTTTATTATTTTGATATAGGTAATATATTTGAAGTAACAAATTATATATAAATATGAAGTTACATTTTCCACCTCAAAACATACCTGAATCAAAGAAAAATAAGGAGTGGAAAGAGCAATGTGTTAAATGGGCAGAAAACGCATCTCTTCTCCATTCTGATTTGATTAGGAAGAATATTAGAGACCAAAAGATTAATTACGATTTAGTGAATGGTACTCTTGATATGCAGGATATGATGGACCTTCTTAATCCTTACTCTTTAGAGGACACTTATATTCCAGACAACATTAAGCATTACCCAATCATAAATTCTAAACTTAATGTTCTAAGAGGTGAGGAAATAAGAAGACCATTTGACTTTCAAGTAGTCGTCACTAACCCTACTGCCATTTCTAAAATGGAGGAAGACAAGGTAAATGCAGTACAACAATCACTGCTTGCTATCCTCCAACAAGAAGTTCAAGACCAAGAGGAATTTAATCAGAAAGCCCAAGAGTTAGCAAAGAAGTTTGCCTCTTGGCAAGATATGAGAGAGATAAGAGGTAACTTCTTACTCAATCATTATGTAAAAGAATTAGATATGCCTTTGATGTTTAATCAAGGCTTTATGGATGCCCTTATTGTAGGAGAAGAAATTTATAGATGTGATATTATAAATGGTGAACCTACAGTAGAAAGATTAAATCCCCTAAAGGTTAGAGCTTTTAAAGGTGGTAGCTCTCCTAGGCTGGAAGATTCTGACGTAATTGTTATTGAAGATTACTGGCCCCTCTCTAAGGTGTATGATACATTTTATGATGATTTAAGTCAAGCTGATATTAGGAAGTTAGAAAATAGAGATACAGAAAGCAATGATAACGAAGAGAACTTAAATAACTTCCTATCCTCTCTTGCTGTAGAATCTATTGATGGTGTACTAGAACCTATACTTGACGGAGCATTACCTACACCTTACGATAAATACAACAACATTAGAGTACTCCAAGTGTATTGGAAGTCTAGAAGAAGACTTAAAAAGATTACTTCTATAGACCCTGATACAGGTGAAATGGTTGAAGACCTTATGCCTGAAGAATATAAAGCTGATAAAGACAATGGTGAGACTGAAAAGCTTATTGTTGTTAATGAGGCTTGGGAAGGTACTCTAATAGGTAAGGATATTTACGTTAATATCCGACCAAGAAAAATTCAATATAACAGATTATCTAATCCTTCAAAGTGTCACTTTGGTATTATAGGTTCTATCTACAGCATTAATGAAGATACACCCTATTCAATGGTTGATATGATGAAGTATTACAACTATCAGTATAATCTTGTTCACGATAAATTGAATAAGCTTATACAGGATAACTTAGGTAAGGTAATTCAATTAGACCTTGCTAAAGTACCAGATAGTTGGGATATAGATAAATGGATGTACTATCTAAAGACTGCTCATATTGCAGTAGTTGATTCATTCAATGAAGGTAATAGAGGT